AAGCTGGACTTGAGCTATCAATGCCTGAGTCACATGCTATCTGGGTATAAGGAGGCTTAATATGGCAAATCCAATGTATGGACAAAATAAGTTTGACAATCAAGTAGATGGTGCAATAGGTGCAGTAAAGTTTTTTAAACCAGCAAGTGACGGTACAGCCGTTTCAGGTTCAGAAAGCCTTGTACTAACAAATAGTGATGCTGGAAATTACTATTTTATTGACATTGATGATAATACTTGTTCTGTTAAATTGCCTAGTGCATCTACATCAAAAGGATCTATTTTTACATTTATAATGGATATTCCTAGTGACGCTGAAGCTACAAAAGATTTTATTCTTTTTACTAATGCGGCCACTGAATTGATAATAGGTGCATGCTTTGATGGTGCTGGTGTTCATGATACAACTGATGCGGATGATCAGATAATGATTGATTCTAGTGCTGGTGCTGTAGGTGCTGGAGATAGAATACAAGTTATCTGTAATGGTTCACACTGGTTTGTTTTAGAAGGGTCAGCATTAACAGCTGATGCTTTTGTAAGTGGAACAGCAACTAGAGCTTAATAGATAAATAGACCTGCCCCCTCACCTGTGGATATTCTCTCCCCAGGGGGGGTGGGTTCTTTTAAAAGGATTATATGGCTACATTTGAAGAAAGAGTAAATGGATTAAGTAACATAGGTACATTAAGTTCTAGTACGTATCCTACCGATGTTCAATTAGATCAATATCTAAAAGATGGAGTAATTGATGTTACTGAAAAATGTATAGCATTAATGCCCTTAGAGGTTGACAGTTTTACAAGAGTAAGTGCTACTACAGATAGTAATAACAGCCTTGATCTTAATGGAGCTAAAATATTAAATGTATCTAGGGAAGCAAACTCTGATGGTACTGCTGATGAAACTATAGCATGGAGGCCTTGCAGAAAAATATCTCCAGCCTTAGAGTCTAGAGTAGTTGATCCTGATAGTTTAGAATATGCCTCTATATATAATCCTGTCTATTTGATAACAGATAACAATAAAATTAATGTATATCCTGCTCCAAAGGCTAATAATGGGTTTAAAGTATATTACATAAATAATGACCCTGTAGATAATTCAGGATCAGCATTAATACATTCACATAGTACAATACAATATTTCCCTGATGATAAAGTTCATTTAGTTGTTATCTATGCAGCTATTAAATGTATAGAAGCTAAAATGTACGCAATGCATTTATCTATACCAAATTATGGAGATGAGTATACATCGTCAGGAACTAATACTGGCTGGGCATATGTTAAAGAGGCAATAGAATTAGATGATGATGTTGAGCTTGGCACATCTAGATTTCAATCGTTGAGTGGTGAGATGCAGCAGTTTATTACTGAATATCAATGGTATCAAGGAAGGGCTGCTTCACTAAAAAGTGAATATATAGCAGGCTTTACCGCTAATCAACCTCAACCAGAAAGATAATTATGAAAGTACAAGAATTAATGGAAAGAGTAGGCATAGCACAAACTGGTAGAGCTATTGCTTATATAAAAGATGGTTTAGAAGAAATGAATATGTTAGCAGAAACACATATTACAACATCTAGAATAGATATAGAAAAAGATAAAAGATTTTATGATTTACCAAAAGATATGATAAAACTACTAGATGTAAGATGTAAAAACCATTTAAATTCAAAAGATGAATATAGGTCTATACCAAGAGCTATAGGCAAACCAAACAATAAGGATGCAGATGGCAAGTAGAAAAGAATATGCTTATCAAATAAAAGGCAATCAATTATCTTTAATTGAAAAAGATTACACTACATCTGATGGATTAAATTATACTTATTCAGGAATTTCAGGGGATGGCATTACTGATGATATTCCTTCTGGAAGCACTATTGCAAAATCTCCTTTAACTGCAGTAACAGATGGTATTGAGTTAGAATATGCATACAGTCCTGCAGATTCAATAGTAGATGAGTCATCTGATATAGATGTGCCACCATATTTAGCTAAAGCTTTAGTATATTATGTAAAAGCTAAACTAGCTGAAGATGCTGTTAATATTGAAGTTAAAGAGTATATGATGAGAGAATTTAGAAAGATGCTAGAAAAGCATGAGAACAGTAAAGTTGCTGGTCCAAGAATTATGATGACTGGCAATCACGCAATACGATAATAAACAAGCCCATTCACGCACAGCCAGTGCTTAGGGCAGGAGGTTAACATGGCAAAAAAAGGTGGAATACAAGGATACACAGTACAAGAGGCTCAGAATGTTAGTATGGGTCAAGCAGGAGTAGCATTTTTAAGTGATGGAGATCCATATACTCCTCCAACAGGATCTGTTGTTGTAGCCATACAAGCTATAGATGATAGTACTTTTGAAAACGATACTACATCAGAAAGTGCAAACTATGCAAGTCCAGCAGCAGCTCACTCAAGTGGTGGAGATGCAATGACTAGCTTGACTATACCTGCAGGCATGACTATCTATGGAAGGTTTACTTCTGTACATATGGCTGCTGGTTGCAAAGCTATACTATATTTAGGTTAAGATATGCCTAAATTAGGATTAGGCCAAACAATAGGCAAGAAAGCCTTAACAACACCAGGCATCATATCAACTGGAAGAAGTGTACATGCTCCATTTAGTTCTCCAGATGAATCGTCACTTTGCCCAAATTTAATACCTGATGTTAATGAATTGTCAGGATCAGGTGCTTCTTCAGGAACAAGAACTGTAGTAGGAAATACGATTGTTTTTGATTCGTGCGGGTCTTCTGGAGCACAAACTCAATTTGGCAGTCGTGATTATATTTTAAATCATACATATAAAGTACAATTTACTGTAAGTGATTATGTTGGGGATGGAGTAAATAATAAAATTAATATTAGTATAGGAAATACTCAGGCACCTGAAAGTCATAAAGCTGCAGCAAATGGAACATATATATATTATATTAAATTTACTGCAGGTGCAGCTGCTTCTTATTTTTATGCAAGTAATTTTACTGGAACTGTATCTGATATATCTGTTACGCATGTTAAATCAAGAGCAGGACAAGCATTAGAGTTTGATGGTATAGTTGATCATATAGATTTTAATACAAGTGTAGCAGATTCACCTATTGATAAACTTACATTTTCAGATTTTACAATAGCAGTTTGGGTTAATGTTGATAATACTAGTCCATCAAATGATGCATTTTATAATATAGTTGATGCTCCTGGTGATGATCCTGGGCAATACGTTGCAATAGATGTTAGTCCTCTTCAAGCAGTAATTAATACAGGTGCTGGTGGTTGGCAGAATAGCAGCAAAACTTTAACTGCAAATCAATGGCACAGACTTGTTTGGACTTTTAAAGCATCTACAGGTCATTATCAAATATTTCAAGATGGTGTTAGAACTTTAAATTATACTGATACAACTAATGCTGGTAATGTTCAACAATTTCATGGCATAGGAGCACTAAATACAGAAACTACTCCAGATAGATTGTTTCATGGAATGATGGCTGATTTTCAAATATGGGATACTGTGTGGAATGAATCTAATGCAAGTGATGATTTTAATCAACCAGAATCTTTAGTCAATCTTCCTTATGAAAATTTAAAGCTATGGTATCCTATGCAAGACAGCACAGGTAACAAACAGACTTATTTAGTTGATGGTTCTAGTACTGGGCTTGGACCTGAGCTATGGGTAGATGGCACAAATAATTTAGCATCTGATGGTTTAAACTTTCATTCTCAGTCAGCTGGAAATGATACTGACCTTAGAATTACAAGAAATGGTTCAGAACATATAATTGAGTCTGTTGATTCTTCTGGAGATACAAGTGCTTTAGCTTATTTAAGTGGAAGAACAGCATCAGGTAGTGAAGGTAGTTTAAATGTTGACTTAATGGCCAGGCAAGTTGCACATAAAATTACATTTAAAGCAAAAGCAGAATCTTTAACAACTGGACTTATAAGAATTGTTCAGGATGGTGTAAATGCTCCAATTTTTAGTGGCGGTACTCAAATTAGTCCTTCAGGCTTTAGCCCTACTGATAAGTATATAGAATATGAATCTTATATTGGTCCTGATATGGCGATGGTAAATACAAATGCATATATAAATGCATATAGTTTATCTGCTGGTGATAAAATATATATTAAAGACATTTCTGTAAGATCAATAAATGATAAGGTAAAAGGAGAATCTTCATTCTTAAGTGATGACTTGTTGCAAAAAGGTAATCCTGTAGATGACAATAGTGATTGGACAGCAGGAACAGGATGGACAGCAGATGCATCAAATGAAAAGCTAACAGGTTCTAGTACTACAGATAATATTAGAGCTACCACCACAACTGCATTTGTTAATGGAGATCAAATTAGTGTAACATTTACTGTTGCTAATTATTCTGCAGGCAGTGTTAGAATGATTGTCGGTGGTTCTAATAATGGAACTACAAGAAATGCAAATGGAACATATACAGAAGTGGTTACTGTTTCTGGTATGGCTGGATCTTATATATACTTTGATGGAGTTACTGCTTTTACAGGAGATATAACAGATATAACTGTTAAGAAAGTTGGATTTGCTACTGGTTGGACAGCTGCAGATGCTCAAATAATTGCACCTCAAACATCCTTTCAAAATTTTAATGAATTAGCAGTATTTGATAATAGCTCAAGTGATTATGCAGTTATATCAGACCAATCATATTTTAGCTTTGGAGATGGTACTACTGGTAATGAATCAGCATTTAGTTTATCTGCATGGGTCTTTATGCAAGATGCTACTAACTTTCCAATTTTTAGTAAGGCTACGTACAACTCTGGAGGCACAGATGCTCTTGAGTGGAGTTTAAGAACTAATAGTGATGATAAACTAGTTTTTATTTTATACAATAATGGTACTGGTATTAATGATACAATTAATGTTATTAGCTCTGAAGCACTAACTAAACTAGAAGGTAAGTGGGTTCATGTTGCAGCTACATACAGAGGCAATAGAGTTAATACTGGACTAGAGTTATACCTTAATGGTGCTTTTATTGGTTCATCAGCAGGTGGTAGTGGTACTTATCAATATATGAATGCAACATCATCTAACTTATATGTTGGCAGAGATGCATCTACAGCAACAAGCTTATATGCAAATGGAACTATTACTGAGGTATCTATATGGGATGATATATTATCTAATCCAGAAATAAATGAAATATACAATGATGGTCAAGCATTAGATTGTACTACGCATAGCAGTGCATCAAATCTAATAGGCTACTGGAGAAATCAAAATCAAATGGCTTGGCCTGATTTATCTACAAACAGTAATACATGTACACCAGATAATGTTGCTCGTCATATGTTAATGCCTCAAGGAGAAGGTGGCAGAGATATAGCTGGATTTATTATGAATAGAAATAATCCAGGCTTTCAGGGAGTAGGTGATACTGATTATGTAGCTTACATTAATACAGGATCTACAACTACAATTTCTGCAGGTACCGCATATAGTGTTACAGTATGGTTAAAGCCTCGTGATTTTTCTACCAATACTTTTCTTGGAGCATCAGATAATAATCGTTTATATCTTAAAAGCTCTACTGCAATTGAAGTAAAACACAATGGTGTTAGTAGAGAATTTACAATTAATGCATTAACTGTAGATGAATGGAATCATATTGGGATTGTTAGAAATTCAAGCAATGTAATAACTCTTTATGTTAATGGTGTTATAAATGGAGGTGCTTCAACCGATACAAAAACTTTAGCACAAGATTTTCAATATCAATACCTAGGCAGTGGAAGCACAACTACTACATTTAGAGGGGCTGTAGATGATCTATCTATATACAACGCTACTGAATTATCGCAAGCTCAAGTACAAAGAAATTACAAAGCAGGCAAAAGGAGACATAGAAACTAATGGCTTATGAAATGTATATATGCCTAAACAAGGCAACATATGAAAGTACAATACCAAGTGCTCTTAGTGATCAGTTAAAAATTACTACATATACCTACGATGATAATGGTGAAGTTACTGGCTCATCAGTTAACACAACGCCAACATGGGAAGAGTGTGCATTTGCTGGTAAATTAGGTATACCAAAAAAATCGCATGATGGAGCCTTTATTCTTGTAAAGGGAGCATTCTCTATGCTTACAGGAGAAATGTCTGCTATCATAGCTTTAGGAGCCTCACAAGCATATCCTAATAACAGTGTGCTTACAAAAGCTGAAGCACATACTTTAGTAGCAAGTGGAACTTTTACAGGTGAATGATTCACTAAAAGCAATAGGTAGTAGTACAGGAACTATACTAGTAAATATATGGGAGCTAGTACCTGAAGCATTGGGAGTTGTATTAATTGTAATGAATATAATCTATATATGGCTCAAAATCAAAAGATTATCTAAATAGGAGAGAATATGCCTAGAAAGAAAAAAAGTGCTGTTAAAAGAGCGATAGTAACGCCAGACAAACATTACCCTTTGGCAGATGGCCCAGCTATGAATGTTTTAGCTCAGGCTATTGATATAGTTAAGCCAGATATTTATATTGATTTAGGAGATGTAGGAGAATGGCATGGTTGTTCTCATTGGCAATGGAAGAAAAAGAAAAGGCCGCCTTTAGAATATCAAATGCCATTTATTGATAAAGATATTGAAGACGTCAACGTTGGTATGGATTTTATTGACAAAGCATTAGATAAAGCTGGTTGCAATGAAAGACATATGATCGAAGGCAATCATGATGACTGGATGAATCGTTTTGTTGATGAACATCCATACTTAGCTGATACTTACTTATTTAAGAATGCTATTAAGTTAGAAGACCGAGGTTGGATCTATCATCCTAATAGTGAGTTTCTTAAAATAGGTAATTTAAACTTTTATCATGGGAATCAGTTTGCAGGCATACAGCATACTCGCAATCACTTGCAGAGACTGGGAGAGAGTATTATGTATGGTCATCACCATGATATACAACAAAGCAGCATTACTCACTTGTCAGGTCCTATTAGTGCATGGAGTATAGGTTGTTTAAAAGACATGAGTAAAGAGCAGAACGCATGGTTAAATGGTAGACCACATAACTGGTCACATGCTTTTGCTGTAGTAGACTTTTATGATAAAGGTCATTTTACTGTGCACATAGTATCAATTATAGAAGGTAAAACCTCACTATGGGGTGAAGTATTGGATGGTAACTAATGGAAATGGGATTTATTGACATAATAGAAAAGCTAGGAGTACCAGTATCTGTTGCTGGTGCATCTATGTGGTTTATATGGAAACAAACACAATTTATACAAAAGTTTTTTATGGATGATTTACAAGAATCTCAAAACAGATTAGAAAAAATTATTGTCACTTTGATATCGCAACAAAAAGAATTACAGATTGACATAAAAGAAAGTCTTGCAGATATGAGATCTTCTTATGAGTCATTAGTAGAAATAGTACAAGCATTGTCTGGCAATGGCTTAAAAAAACGCAAAACTAAAGAAAAGGAATAGCAATGAGTATTTTTGGTAAACTAGGAGATCAAGTAATTGATGAAGTGTTTGGTGAAGATCTACAGAAAGAAGTAGTAGAAGCATTAAATAAAAATGTAGACATACCTTTTATATCAGAAGAAACTGAAGAAAAAATTATGAATGCATTGTATGATACTGTTGAAGGTGTAATAAAGGCTGCAATTAAAAAAGCTTTATAATGAATAAAATCAAACATCGGTCTGGGGGTTCTATAAGCCCCCAAGACTGGAAAAATTATAATGATGAAGAAGACTTGTTATATTCTTATTTAAAGAAAAAAGGAAAACATAAGCGTGCCAAAACAAACGTTAAGAATAGATAAATTTGAGGGCGGATTAGCTACTCATAAGTTTGAAAGAGATATCGCAGACAATGAGCTAGTAGAAGCTCAAGATGTCATGGTAGATATTGAAGGCAAGATAAGATCTATGGGGTCTTCTTTTGTTTATGATCCTGCTGTAGGCAGTGGGCTTCTTAACAGTTTAACAGGATTAGTAACTCCTGGCTTTGGTTTATTTTCTTTTGGTGCAGATCACGACATAAATAATAATGCTAAAGAAATAAAAATTATTGCTATACAAAATGCAGGTAAA